TGTAGCTGGTGGTATTGTTACAGCAGTTGTAATTGATAACCCAGGTCAAAACATTGTAATTAATAATGTGCTTACTGTTAATAATGCTACTCAATTAGGTGGTACAGGATTAGGTTTTAGCTATAGAGTAACTAATACTACTGTAAGTCTTGATAGTGAATTTGATATGCCTGAAGAATATGAGGAAGGCATACACTATAATTTAGCTATGCGATTATGTTCTGCTTACAGTATTCCTGTTAGTGCAGATACGAGACGAATGGCTAAAGCTGGTTTGAATACTATTCGCGTAGCAAATACACAAATTCCTGTTCTTGGAATGCCTCCTGGTATACGTAAGGAACGGGCATTTAGCCTCTATAATCCTGATGGTTTAGGGGCGTAGTAATATTGATTTTAACAACTATTTGGAGTTTAATTAAAATGGGCGGTCCTGGTAGCGGTAGAAAGTCAGAAAGTGGTATTACGGCACATGATTTGAGAAATAAATTAAATCAAAAATCAGAAAATAAATCAAATGAAAAACCTTTTAAAAGTTTTATGTATAAGGATTCAATTGCTAAATTATATCAGCAAAGAAAAAATAATAGAGTAAAATAAACTAATGCCCCGCATTCCCCTCCTAGGTGGTGCTTATCGTGATCGAAGTCCGATAGCGTCGGCTCAGGAAACTATTAATTTATATGTTGAAAAGAATACTAACGCTCAAGCTCCTTCCCCGACCACCTATTATCTAACTCCCGGTAGTACAGTTTTTGGTATTCCTGATGTACCAGATAATTCAAGATGTTGTTATCGTACTACTCTTGGTACTGCTTATGAAGTTGTGGGTACAAGAGTTTATGCTATAGCAATTAATGGAGCTATGGTGTTTGTTGGTGCTATTCCTGATCGCGCTAGTCAAGTTATTATGGCAGATAATGGATTGATTGCTATTTTGGTTGATGGTGTTCAAGGTTGGGCTATTAATCTTGCTGATAATTCTTTTACACAAATCATTGATCCTGCATTTTATGGCGCAGATTATGTATTATTTTTAGATACGTTTTTCGCATTTAATCGACCTAGAACAAATCAATTTTATATTTCAGGTTCTATGATTGATTATGCTCAAATAGTCGCGATGACTGCTTTTGATCCATTAGACATTGCTGCTAAAAGCGGTTCTGCTGATCCGATTTTAGCTATTTGGACGGTTCATAAAGAGCTTTGGTTAATTGGTGCTCTTACAACTGAGATTTGGATTGGTACAGGTGCGGCTGATTTTTATTTTCAGCTTGTTCAAGGTGCTTATATTGATCATGGTTGTGCAGCACAATATTCAGTTGCTGGTACTGATGTTGTTTTATTTTGGCTGATGCAAGATAAAGCCGGACATTGTCAAATAATGAAAGGTGCTGGTTACGAAGTAGAAAATATAGCTACTTCATATTTAACTGATTTAATGGAAGCGATGGAAACAATAGCTGATGCTATTGGTGGAATATTTCAACAGAATAATCATGCTTTTTATATTCTAATTTTCCCCACAGCTAATCTTACTTTTGTTTATGATTTAACAACAAACGAATGGTTTCGTTGGGCTTGGTTAGATGATAACGGTAACATTAATAGGCATCGTGCAAATACATTTATGTTCTTTAATAATAATGTTATGATTGGTGATTGGGAGACTGGAAAACTTTATATCTTAGACCCTACTATTTATACCGATTTTGACGGCCCAATCTTGCGCAGAAAAACTTTTTTGCATATGGTGGGTGCGGAATATGAGCGCGTGGGATATAATTCTTTTGATGCAGATATTGAAGTAGGTAATACAAATACTGACGATCCTCTACTAGAGCCGCAGTTAAGTTTATCTTGGTCAGATGATAGAGGTAAAACTTATGGCAATCCTGTTCAACAAGGATTCGGCTTACAAGGTGATTATTTAACTACAATATCTTGGAATAGATTAGGAATGGCAAGAGATAGAATATTTAAGCTTGAATGGTCAGAGAATTTAAAAACAAGCTTACTAGGTGGGTTTGCAACTGTGAAGCAGTTTAAATCATGATCCCCCTTCCAAACCTAATAGCACCATTTGTGGGTAAAGGTGGGAGATTATTAGCTCCGTTTATTCAATATCTCCAGCAATTCACACAAGCCCCTCCTAATATTGCAGATATAGTTATAGGTGTTTCACCTTTTAATTATGTAGCTCAAGAACCCGGTAATGTATCCATTACAGGTGGCACTATTGGTAGCATTTCTCTATCAAGAGGACTTCTATTTGTTGATGTAACCGGACAGAAATTAATTCCAGTAGCTATAAAAGATGTAATAAGCGTATCTTATACTGTCTTGCCTACAATGAAGTTTTTAGCTAATTATGGGCAGAATACAGGACAATGAATTATCCGATGGCTACTAAACGTCCTGATTGGATTAAGATAATGGCAGATTGCGGCGGTGCTGATGCTGAAGATAACAGCTATGTAACTATTACTAAAGGTACGGCTAAGTTAGCTAAATCTGCTTTGCGAGCACAAAATGAGGCAGACTATTATCACAACTATGGATATGCTGAAAGAGAACTTAATGATCTATTAGAGGGAAAATAGATGTCAACAAACCAAATCCTAGCTAGTTTCTATAATCCATCAGTAGCACAGGAATTAACAATAGGAGGGGCATTATACAGACACGGAATTAATCAAGAATGGTATGTAGTAGAATGACAATTAATCACCAATTATTAGAACTACCCACAATTAGACAACGTGTTAACGCTATTGAAGCTGAAATGAAAAAGCAGCCTCAATTAGAGCTACATCACGAAAACTATTTTTCCCTTGGCGTCTATGCTCGTGCGCTGTACATTCCCAAAGATACCATTCTTGTGGGTAAGATACATAAATACCCACAATTAAACTTTCTAATGCAAGGTTCCATGCAAGTTTTAGTTGGTGAAGAAGTTAAGCAAATTACTTCACCTTTTATTGTTAATTCCCCTGCTGGTACTAAGCGTATTGCACAAGCTTTAACAAATTGTTTGTGGATAACGGTACACGGTACTAATCTTACTGATGTTGATGAAATTGAATCTCATTTTATTGCTCAAGACGAAGATGAGTTTCAAAGGTTTGTTTCAGAACTTCGAATTAACGATATGCAATTGAGTTTACCGATATGATTAGTAAATGTGCTATTTGTGATGATGATATTGAACTTAATGAAATTTGTATGCAAAGATTAAAGAGTGATCCTAATGCTGCTTTTGCATGTAATGATTGTAAAGATGTAAAACATAATACTCTTATTAATAACTCTTTAGGAAATTTTAGAGTTAAAAAATATGATTAAAGAACTAATTGATTTCTCTGACTACCCATCTGCATATTGCTCCGCATGGGTAGCAACTGCAATTGTTGGTAGTGCTGTTATTGGTGCAGCGACTACGGCTTATACGTCTTCAAAAGCTGCTGATGCCCAAGTTGCAGCTACTAATAAGGCTTCTGATACTCAACTTACATTAGGTCGTGAATCTAACGCTCTACTTCAAAATCAATATGATACTACTCGCGCTGATTTATCACCATATCGCACTGCCGGTACTGAAAACCTTACTGAATTACAAAAACGTTTACCCTTCCTCACTTCACCTATTGTTATGGATCAAGCAGCATTAGAACAAACTCCAGGTTATGAATTTACTAAAACTCAAGGTTTAAAAGCAGTTCAAAATTCTGCTGCTGCTCGTGGTTTAGGTGTTTCAGGCGCTGCTTTAAAAGGTGCAGCTACATTTACTACCGGATTAGCAAATCAAACATATAAAGATCAATTTGCATTAGAAAATACTAATCGACAAAATGCTTATGATAGACTTATGGGAGTAATTGGTGTTGGTGAAAATGCTGCTGCTATAACTGGTAATCTTGGTAATAAAACTGCTACTTCACAAGCTGGTGTTAATACAGCTACAGGAACTGGTGTGGCAGCTAATACGATTGGTGGTGGTAATGCTCAAGCAGCCGCTTATAATGCTACAGGAAGTGCCATAGGGAAAGCTGCTAGTGATATTGGTGGGTACGCCGCGTACAGGGGCCTATATGGATCACCTTCAGGTGGTGGTTCTAATATGAGTTATGTTACTGGTGGTGCGGGCGATTATGCCGTTCCAACTTATGCTTAAGGTGGATTAATTATGCCCGAAGGCGTTGATACTTCATCTTATCGTTTACCTACACAACCAAGTGCATTAGATACTGTGGGTAAATTGCAAGGTTTGCAGCAAGGTGCGCAAGCAATTGAACAAGGTCGTATTAATATTGATAAATCTAAGCTTGAATTAGTTAATCAAGGTTTAGATTATATGACTAGGGAAATAAATTCATTACCTCCTGATGCTACACCACAAAATGTATTTAAAGTTTTACAAGGTGCAGTTAATCAAAAATATTTAACTCCTGAAATGTATTCGCAGGCTGTTAAGGAAATTCCTACTGATCAAAAAGATATGCCTGCGTTTAAAGATCGTTTTATTGCAAGAGCATTACATGCTAAAGAAGCATTAGAATATTATGCTGGTACTCCCGGAGTTATGAATACAGGTCAAACTATAGCACCTACTCGCGTTAGTCCTCGTCCTGGTTTTGGTATTCGACAAGGTGAGGGTGCCCCTATTCAGCTTCAAGCGCCTCCTACTACAGGTGTTGTAGACCCAAATACAGGTCAACCTGCCTTACTTGGCCCCCAAAATCCACAACTTGCCCCTGGCACGACTTCACGCCCTGGCGCCTCTCCTATGGCCCTCCCCGTTGGTCCTATGGCTTCCCCTGCGATTAAGGGGCAGAGCTCTAACTTTGGCGGGAACGTCCTAGGCGCCACTGTAGAAGCTCCTAGCCCTGCTCAATCGGTAGCAGATCGCTTCCCAAATATTCCTCGTGGTCCTGCTACTGGCATGCCTCCTATGTTTGAGGAAGGC